ATATTTCTCCTTAAAAAAGAGGACGATTACTCGTCCCCTGAATCCTTATTCTCTTTTTCATCTACATTTATCCGATCTTCTACCTGTGATCTGATGTGCCTTACAAGTGGCTGTAAGAATGCCGGAATGTTCACTTTCATATCCTGAATATTCTCTAAAATTGAAATAATTTCATTGCAAATTAACCACATTGCTGTAACACATGCCACCAAGAATGTCATCGGTGATTTCCATCCTATTGTTGTGGATGCATATAATAACATTTCATCGATCACGGCTCCTACTACCACCAGCATCCACATAGATACCTTTTTGAAGATACCTCGAATGCTCTTGTAAGAATTAATATCCTCTTTTCTATATTTACTTGCCATAAGGCCTGTAATATAATCAATCACATTGCATCCTACCAATAGCAGTACTGGCACCGTCAGGACACCCAAGAGTGCTGATAAAAAGGCGAACACCGCCGTGAAAATCGCTTTGATATAATTTGCCTGTTCCATTTTCATATACCTCACTTCTTTCTTATTATATTTTTATGTATAAAAATAAGACCTGCTACGGTCTTGCTCTGATTTCCATGTGCTTTCCTTTCTGTATATAAAAAGAGTAGAAGCCGTATCAATAAGCACGACTCTACTCTTTCATTTCTCCTAGTATACATCTATGTATTTTCTTTTTCCCATTAATCCTATATTCTAAGCATATCACACTCCCTTTTAGACTCTGTTTTCGCCAAAGCATAAGTTCTTTCTCTATTTTTTTGCTTTTTGTTGTTCTCCCTGGTATATTTAATAAATCTGTACCATCGTAATACACTGCCATTTGTTCTGTTAAATCTGTAAAATACTGTTTTTCCCCATTTTTATTTTCAAGATATACTTTACAATTATTAACCCCACACGTTGTTTGTTTTTTATTGGTCACTAATAGTTCAAACGAGGCAATAATCTTTTTCTCTCTCATTCCAGTGCACCGACCATTTGAATATGTATATGCAAGTTCTTGCGGAGCTGCATGAAAATCATTAATTTCTACTACTATTCTCCCCGCATTAATCGAAAAACAATTTAAAATCCATCCAACAACCGTCCCTAAAGCAGTGGAAATAAGCGAGATAATTACTTCTTTTGGCATCGATGTTTCTCCTTCGTATTTTTGTAAAAGACAGTGTACCACTTTTATATATAAGATTCAATCTGAATTATTGCCATTTAAAAAGGACCGGAACACCGATCCTTTGACTCTGTCTATTAACTTAATGTATTGTCTTGCTGTTCTAAATCAAGCACTAACTCATCTCCGCAATTTTCACATTTTATAATCATAATTTTTCCGCACTCACCCATTTCTACTACTCTATATGACAGTGTACCTCCACATTTAGAGCATATTCCCTTATCAATAATATCCTTCACCAATTTCTTATCAACTGCTATTTTTCTTCCGCTCATTGCAAATATCTCCTTTTGGAATCGAATCTCCTAACATGATTATATTTATTTTCTTTCCACTTTTTTGTATTTTTTATATTTCTCATTTGCTTTAAATATTTTTATTTTGGAAAAAATGAAGTATATTCTTTTATCCAATCAGTAAACATTCTATCACCTCAATTGGATTATATCATATCTGTTTAAATTATAATATCTGTTTCCAATGGTGTTTTAAAAAGAATTCCATCCTAACATCATCTTTATCATCTAGAATTTCCATAAACTCTTTTTTCTCTTGATTTGGTAATTTTTTATACAATTGACTAAGATTCCAAGCGATTTTCAACCACGATATTTTTTTCATCATATTTTCTCTTTTCTTTCTATGAAACTTCATTTATTTTTTGCTACATTCGATATGTTAAAGCTAACATTTACTCCTGTGTTTCCTTCTCTTGTGCGTACAACGATATATAGAAATGTTGAATTGCCTGGAATTTTAATATTTTCTACATTTGTAGATATTTTCACTTTAGTTGTATCTTTAGCATAATTTGCTTTTTCTCCAAGTTTGACTGAATCATCAATTAAAAACGCATATTTTGTATCTTTTTGCGTACTTATATTTACACTGTCATATATATTTTTAATTGGTATAAGCATTGATGTGGTATTGTCGTACTGAGTTCCATCTGTCCAAACATCTGTATTTTCGGCAATAAATCTTACATTTTTTGAATAATCATTCAAATTAATTGCAACTGTATTTACTAAATAATTTTTTAAATCTATTTTATATATATCAGCCTTATGCTTTTCATCAAACTGTTTTACTAATTCATCATATTCTTCATTCACCCAATTATATATACTTGCTATGTCTTCCGATGTTTCTCCAAATATTTTTTCATCCACATTTTTTGCTATGCAATCTAATAATGTATAATTTTCATTTGCTACTTTTAAAATCATAGGATATAATTTATCTAAAATTCCGATTAGCGGACTTGAATCTAATAATCTTTTTAAAGGAAAATATACCTCTAGTGGAATATCTTTTTGGTATTTATCAAGAATTTTTTCACCCTTTTCACAAATTTCTGATAAATCATAGCTAATTGAATCCTTCCACAAAAGTCTTTTGCCCGACATACTTACACTATTTGCCTCCGCAAAAAGTTTTACATATTCAGCTGAATTTTTAATAACATCTTTATCAAACATATCTAGTATACTCTCTATTCGTGGTAAATCACTTTCATTCATTCTCTCTCCTGCATATTTAATTACATTTCCCCACATTTCTAATGTGTCTGCTATAAATAACTGTATATCTCTATGCATACAGCATCTATGTGGTAATGAAGCTTCCAATTCTTCTTGTTCTTTTATTTTATCAGGAATAAAATTCATTATAAAATAAAATCCAGCGGTGACGATGTAACTTGTAAGAATACTTATAAATATATTCCAATCCCCGTGTGGTTTATTCAATATACTTATATTGAAATAATTAGGTGCATTTGAAAATTTAAGTAGAATTACCGCTGATGCTATTCCAAGCAAAAATATTAACCTATCACAATACGACCTGATTTTTTTGGATTTCATTTTTCTTATTCCTCCTTTCACCGTCATTATACAGCAGAAGGAGAACATTTCCAAGAATTCTTAGTTAATGTCTTCTGATATCATATCCAATATTCCGCGCAAAAAATTTTGAGTCATAAAACCACCCAAACTCCTTGTTACCACCTCTTACCACCGTTATAATAGGTCTTTACTCCCTTTCTTTTCGTTGTGTTTTGGTGGTAAGGAATGGTAAAATAACATTTTAATGAGCTGTTTGCTATGTAACAGCCCATTTTTTAGTCATCCTCTATTATATTGGTTTGCTCCTATAACTAACATAATTCGTCAACGTTGTTCCCGTTGCAATCTTTCCATGCACCATTTACATAATATAGCCGATAGATCTGCTAATGTTCAATTCTCTAATATCACATTCGCACAACTGCTTATATATCTCGCTTCATTCTCATATAGTACGGATTTCCATTCATTGTAACACTTCCCAAAGGTTCCGATTTCAAGTCCGATTTCTTTCGCATACGCAATGATTTCTCTCACCTTATTTTTCATCATTTCATAATCAGCACTTTTCCAAGAATTTACATGCGTTACAATATTAATCCATCCACCTTTTTCAACAGCTGTACGCATCTGTTCTTTCAGGTAATCCTGATCACTTGTAGTACTTATCGAATACCTTGGTATACACCATCGGTTCCTATAGTCTTCTGATATAATAGTATTGTTTGACATTGATATAAGGCATTCCAAGCCTAATTCTTTGGCAAGATTCTGTATCTCTGTATCCTGGACTCCGTATGGTGTTACCCATAAGTCAGCATTTTGGAATCCCAACTCTCTGTACTCTCTTAAACCTCGAAGCATGTTCTCTCGGCATTTCTGAATATCTCTTGTTGCTACATTAAAATATCGTGTACTTTCATGGGTATCATTCTGCCAATAGCAGTGTAATACCATTCCAAAACCTTCCATTTCGTATGTTTTTAGCAATTCAAGAAGTTCCCCTTCGTCATCGTACCGGTAATGATACGATGAATCTTCCGGATCTGTTCCACCATCTGTCATCCTTCTTGTCATCACAGCATACGTTCCACACACTCCGGTTCCTTCAAATATGTCATGGTAATCTTTTACATATTTGCACGATGTAGTATCATCATCAATGAATGATATCATACCCTTCCGCTTCGTATCTTTCTTTTCTTTAACCTCTTTTGTCTCATATGCTAATTCATATGTACACTCGGTATTAATAATGGATACCATGTTTCCCACTGATATGTCGTCCGGAACTGTATCCTCTTTATATGTCTTCGTGCAACACACTTCATAGTCTAATGCTTCTTTACCAATATTTAGTTGCGGCTTAAATATTATATTCCCACTCCATCCTTTTGTCACAATGATACGGAATCCATACTCGTCACCTTTATTTGCACGGAACGAATATCCCAATCCTCTTTCATATCCTATCATTTTTCCATTCCTGTATATTTGATACATTACACCACTGTCAAAAGACATCCATTCAGTTGGATTGCTGCGGAATGTAAGCCACATATTTTTTGGCGCCTTAAAGGCAAAGTGACATGGCACGGATTCGCTTTTTTGTGTGGTAAATACTGCTTCTGTACCATCTGCAGTTGCCCCAGAAGAGGATACTTTTATTTCTCCAGCGGATGAATCATACTCATATGTCACGCCATTACCAGTTTTATTTTCTTCTGTGATTTCAAAAATATTACTGTTGCCAATTTTTAGTGTACCCTGTCCAACTACTTTGTTGATGTGAATCGTATCCTTAACATCTTCCATAAGTACCGCATTATCACTATTTGCTACCAGTCTTCTTCCTTCAATATTTCTAAAAATTGCAACCTTAACATTTTCATTTACGGTTTCACCTTTTTTTACCTTTAATCGCAAAATCACACTCTTTGCATTATCCGGAACTTTACTATAATAATTTCCAGATATATCAGGTCCTGATATATATTTCATATTTTCATCATAATACCATAATACGAGATTTACGATTTTACTTGAATTTTTTATTTTAAGCCATTCACCTTCTTTTATCCAATCCGGCATATTTTCAGTGTTTATAACAAAATTAAATAATGCGTCTTCTGCTGCCGTTCCACTCACATCATAAGACCCGTCATCTTGTAAAGCAAAAGTGATTCCATTATGCTTCCATGTATGGACAGAGCGATAATTCCTTAAATAGTTGTACTTTTTGTAATTACATAAATATGTTACATCTTCCTTTAGTGAACCCACCTGCTGCCGCACCGCTTCACCTGCAGTGTCGTATGTCGTGCCATCTGCTCCTACGCGAATGTCTGTTAATTCTGCGTCCCCTGTCGTAGATCCGGCCGGAAGTTTTGCCAGATTATCAATCCTCTTTCGCTCCACATCAATCTCTGCTTTTCGCTCTGACTTCTCCATAGCGTCTGCCTGCGTGCGTTCGCTCTTTTCTTTTTCGATGGCAGCAGTACGTTCACTCTTTTCTTTTTCGATGGCAGCAGTACGTTCATTCCTCTCCGTTTCATCTGCCTTTTTTCTTTCGCCTGTCTCTTTTCCACTGTTAGACACCAGCTGCTCTATAAGTGTCTGCTGCTTTTCTTCTTCATCGTCCGGGAAACCCATTGCATCAGAACATTTTACTTTTTCCTTGAACGAAATTAAAGCCTCATCCTCGTTGATCACCCTGATCTGGAGTTCATTCATCCCAACCGAGAAGAATTCTCTTCCTGGTGTGAATGAAATCACGTTACCTTTCACATCACATAACTGCGAGTTCGGTTTCTTCATTTTCCTGTTGTACGAATATGCGACAGCAGCGGCCGTAGCAGGAATGTCAAAGTCCCTTACCGTGAATTCTATACCTACCATATCCGTCCCTTTTGTGACTTCTATCGGTATTTTGATTGTATTTCTGAGTACATACACATCTCTTTTGATTGTATTCAATTCGTTTTCCTCCTTATCCTGGAATCCATCTAACTATATATACTCCTTCCGGTTCTACTGCTCCACCTCCTCCTGGCAGTCTCAGCACATAGTTCCATGGGTAATTGTAATAGTTCCTTACATAGATCTCTTTTCCAGTCTGATCACCTGTTGCTCCTCCGGTAGCTCCACCATGCTCATTCTGACTTGCATTAACAACTTGTCCATTCCCAATGGACATAGCTGTGTGGTGAACCGTATTTAGCAGCACATCTCCGCGTTGTATACCTTCACCGGTTGTCAGATTAACACTGCTCGTCACATCCTCAAATCCGGCCGCAAGGAATACATTGTACATCGTTCCTGTAGCAGGTGTGTATCCTGGTCTTGTATTCAATCCCGCTTGATAATACGCCCAACATACGAGGGATGAGCAATCATAGTTCGGTCCATCTCTATGCGTCTGATCATATCCATGACTATTATCATTTGCTATATTAATCGCCCACTGAACAGCTGACTCAACTGCTTTTGAATTAGTATCATACTTGCTGAGCAAGTTATAATAATATCTTGCCTGTGACCTTCTGGTCGCTTCTACTTCTACACCTGCACGTTCGAAGTTCTTCAGAAACGCACTCGCCAACCATTCCGGTGCTTGGCTCGACTTTTTAAAAGCACTCCAGGACAGATTATATGCGGATGTTGTGATCCATTGCCCAGATGATCCGGATAATGCATCTATCCAATACAGCTGTCCGTTCGGATCTGTGATTCCATATCCATTCGCACTCGCCCAGTTCGTATAGTTCGTAGCCGGTGTCCATTGCACAAGTCCAAAACCTCCGGAATAGTTTCCTTCTTTCAGACTTTGCCATACTCCCGGATTCAGCCATGACTCAGACTGCATATTCCCGCATATTCCCGCTATAGCATTCAGAGTCCATCCCTTTGCGGAGAAGTATTTATACACTTCTACCGCATTCGCATCCATCTGGCTCTGACTTAATACGAAATTCCCTATCGTCCATGCCATCAGAAGTCACCTTCCTTTGTATGGCCACCTGTTATTCCTCCGGCCGCTACATCTACATACGTTCCATCAGAAAATTCAAGTCTTCCGGTTTTACCAGTTCCTTTATTTGCAAACTGTATTTTAGGCGTGTCTATGTATGTACAGTCTTTCGTAAGTCTTAATATCGTCTTCGCATTTGTCCCGTCTGTCGCCGTTCCGCCTACCGTAAACGATAGCATTGGACCCACTCCATTCGGATAATTTGCATAATCTATATGGATATTATTGCTTACAGCTTTATCGGAGAACATAAGCACACCTTCTTCCAACGTCACTCTTTTGTTCATCGTCTTACCATCAGATATGTATTTTCCCCAAGCGTATACACCGTCTTTGTCCAGTCTTACGATTTCATTCCCTTTCGCATCCAGTACCTTTGCTATTCCATTTGTATTGTTATCACCGCCAAGCGTCAGTGTACCGCCCTTAACACGATCAGCCAACATCGTTCCGGCCACTATGAAATCTGCAATAAATCCTCTGCCGGTTCCAAATGTACTCCAGTCCCAATCTCTTCCGTCTGCAGTTCTCTTGGACGCAATCTCGAACCCTAATGTACCTAAGCACATTGCTCCATACGTTGCTGATTCAGGATCCAAATCTTCAAACAGTATGGCTCTTACAGATTGCTTTTTCGCTACGGTTGACTGCGCTTTCATCTGCGCTTTTACACCATTGATGATACCCAGCACCTGTTGTCCTATTAATGTTCCATCTTCCCTTATAGCCTGCTCTACACGGTTCATTACGGAAGAAACATTATTCAGGAAGTTATACTGGAACTCTCCGAGCGTAACAGATGTAATCTCATTCCTCACAGCATTCCATTCCAACTCAATCACACGTGCGTCTGATGTTATATCCAATTTGGAATGGTTACAATGCACTGTATCTCCAAGAGATACTTTCTCCAGGTCCTTCACATCCGCATACAACTCTGTATTCTGTAGCAGTTCCATGTTCACTGCTATAGTCACTTTCGGCTTATCTACACCAGATTCATACTGTTCTTCACATTTCTTACGCAATGCAGCTTCCATCTGTTCCTGTGTGTCACAGACAGTCACACCATTAGCCTCATCGTCTTCGCTCGCATCTGTGCGCATCTTTACATCTTCGAAGGTCATCGTTCCATAATGAACTGTTGGATATTTTTCAATCAATGGCGAGTCCACCCACGGTTCATCACCCTGCATCATGTATCCGTTATAAGCTTTTGGTACAATCCTGGTTACTACTTCGGACATATCAATAGTTTCAGAGAATCCGTCTTGAACTATGTTCTTTCCATACAAGACCTGGACTCCATAATCACCGCCAACCCTTTCATTAATTGTTACGGTATAATCGTTATATAAGATCTCCCCGCCCCAGCGATTTATAAATGAATTATCATCATTTCCATTAATCGCTTCGATCAGGTTTTTCGTCTGGTAATAAGCTGTTGACACCTTCTTAATATCCGATTTCGCATGATATCTTGCATTCGGTGCGGTCATGATATCTAATGCCTGTTGGCCTGTCTTCTCGGTTGGTCTGACATCGACCAGAAAGCACTCCTCTTTTGCATCCAAAAAAATAGGAGTAAGTTCTGCACTTACTCCTGAATCATTCTTCTCTTTGCTGCGGATCCGGAAGAGCTGATCACCGTTAAATGACGGCATTTTCACCACCGCATTATCAACGATGTACTTCCATCGACCTTCTGAATCAATCGGATGCTCCATGGTCGCTGTCCATTCTCCATTAAGGATCACATGGATGGTTGCTTCTTCCGGATGTAACGTCATATCTCCATTATGTTCGTAGTCTGTATTATCCGGACTATATACCTGTATCATAAGCACCTCCAGTTCGGAATTATCTTCAAATCGAATCCCTCTGTTATAGTTATCTCGTTTTCTCCCTCCTGCAGGTACAGATCATCATACTTTCCGGATACCGCCGTGTTGCTCAGTGTCTTATCCTTTCGATAGGCAAGCTCCCGATCGGTGTCTATCGTGATATTCTGTCCTACATCCGCCGTCATTGTTTTCCCGTTTACCGTCAGCACACATGCGCCCTCTCCGCTAATCATATAGATTGGATGTGCCACTTCATACGGGTTATATCTTACATCTTCAGCTGCATGTTCATTTTGTCCTTCTAGGAGATATCTAAGTCCATCTATCGTTGTAAATTTCGCTTTGAAGTTACAAATCCTTGCAGTTGTATGTTCTGCATCTTCAAGCTCTACTTTGGACACCTTGTAGAAATGCTCCGGATCTGTACTGAGTCGCAATCTTCTGTAACGAGCTGACAGCCATTTTTTCACAACTCCCCACCGTTTATCCCATTCTTCTTCATCGCAAATAAAATTGAAATCAATAGTAAGTTCTATCGGCTCATAATCTCCATACGATGTAAAGATAGTTCCATCTCTCCCGGGAATAGTTACTTCTTTTTCTCTTCTTTTGGCTGTTGGAATATCCGGAAGTTCTTTTGCATACACTCCCATAGCCGAACCAAGCATATTGTTATATTCTACATCCAAGATCATGCTCCAACGGCTCCTTTCTTCCATTTAACACTCTGGGACATTTTTTTGATGATTGCATCTACTAATACATCTGCAAGCTTTTTATCTCCTAATTGGATATTATTTTCGACCGTAAGAGGTATTCTTGACATAGCTTCAGCTATCATCTGTGCAAGTACCTCATTGTTTCCCTGGTTCTCTTCCCGGATATAAGATCTTAACAGATCTATCGGCAAAACAGCTTCTTTTCCTGCTTCTCCTCCGCCCATCAGACTATTACCATTTGATCCAAATATAGTAGGACTGTTCAAAATACCGCCGTTTGCGTACCAGTCAACCGAAAACTTTGGAACTTTTGGTGGAACAAGCGACCATTCTCCACTCGCCTTGAAATGTGGAAGTTTAATTTTGGGAAGTTTCCATTCAAAGTTGAAAAATCCCTTGATTTTATTAATTACACCTTTAATAAAATCTGCAATGCCGCCAAATATTGCATTAACTCCATTTCTAAACCATTCACATTTATTATATAAAAGGATAATCAAACCAATTATCACGACAATTCCCATTGGTCCAAGCACGGTCCATAGATTTGAAATCAACGGAATCAATGTTTGTATTCCCATCGCAATATTCCCGATTCCCGAAAGAATTGGAGCTATTGCTGCCACTACCAATACGCATCCGGCAATCAATCTCTGTCCTTCCGGGGAGAGCTGATTAAACTCTTCAATCAATCCGGCAATCAATTCTGTAATTTTGGTAATCAGCGGTGCAACTGTATCCGCAAGCTCAGCTGTTGCCTGTTGGAAATCTGCTGTTGCCTTATTTCCGTCTACCAAATTCTTATTGTTTTCCTGCCATTTTTTTCCTGCATCTACGAGACCCTGATTCGCCATTTCCTGCATGACCAGGTTTACTCTCTCACTTTCGCTTCCGCAAGCTGCAAGCTTTTCATTAAATGCATCCTCTGAAGTTCCCGCCCAATTGAGCATATCCGCAAAAGTCCCCGTAACAGTACTTGTTTTCACAGTCTCATTGATTGATTCTGCAAGTCCATCAATGGGAATACTATCCCCGTAAGTTGCCCATGCACCAATCGTCCCCTCAATTACCGTGCTTAATTCTTCTTGTGACAAACCTAACGCCTGAAGATTGGCCGTAGTTGTTGCAGCTGTCTGATCATCTGCAAGCACACCATATAAGGTTCTATAACTTTCCGCTGTTTGTTCTGCTGTGTACCCTGCATTTTGGCTCGACACCTCAAGCGATCCCATAATTTTACGATATTCTGCTGTTGCAGGTACTGTAGCTGCTGTTGCCGCTACTATGCCTGCTGCCGCCGTTGATATTCCACTAAACTTATCTCCTATCTCTTTTGCTTTATTTCCAAAAGCCTGTACTTTTTCAGTATAATCTTCCGTTGCAGCTGCTCCGCTTTTCAGCTTTTTCTCAACATCTTCCAGTTTACTTTTGTAACCATTAAGTTTTGTAGTAGTTTCATTTATCTCGTTCTTTTTGTCCTGAATTGCTTTTTCATCTTTATTTTCAGCAGATTCAAGAATATCCAATTGTTTTTTTAATGATTCAAGTATTCTTTCGTAATTCTCTGTTTGATTTGAAAGATACTTCTGTTCATCTTTATATTTTACAATCGACTTTATATGATCGTCATATTTCGCTTTAAGAGCTTCGATTTCAATCTCATTCGCCTTAATTTTATCTGTAGACTCTGCAATTTCATCAGATAATTTCCTGATTTGTTCCTTGCTTTCTGCTGCACCACTCTCAAGTTCTTCTGTTACTTCAGCAAGGCCTTTCTGATATTTTGTTAAACTAATCTGTGCGCTTGTAAGCTGGTTCTGCTTCTTTCGGATTGCATCCTCATTTCTGTTTTCTGCAGATTCCATTTCTTCAAGCTCACGCTTCAGAATTTCCACCTTATCAGAATAAACGTCCGTCTGTTTTGCCAGATATTCCTGACGGTCTTTTAACTTTTCAACTGCAGTAGTGCTGTCATCCCATGCCGCTTTTGCAAGTTTAAACGAATTACTATTTTCCTGAACGGCTGTATTTACCTGCTGCATCGTCTTTTGAAAGTCTGCTGCACCATCTGCCTTAAACACTAATCCAACTCTCTTCAGTTCATCTGCCATATAACGTCCTCACCTTCCTCGCTTTCTTCTCACAGAATATCTCGTATTGTTCGCAAAAAAAGACGGGACATGAATGGAAGAACTCGTCCTCTGTCATTCCCATCTCTCTCGCATCAACCATATATTCAGCCCAATTTATCTCGAGCTGAATGCTTTCATCTGTGCTTTCGATTCCTCTTTTTTTTTAATTTTGTCAACTTCTTTCTGATAAGCCTCTACAACTCCAAGAAGTTCTGTAGGATCCGGTGGCACAAGCTGAAGTGCTTCATCAAATGTCACTTTTCTCCCATTGCTTCTTACCATTGCATAGATAAGCTTCGCTGCAAAATTCATCTTGTCGCTGTCTGTTGCTTTTCCAATCTTTTCAAGTTTGTCTATTCTCCGTCCAAGCTTTGAACCACCTATCTGATCAAGATAAAAGATTGTTCCAAAATTCATTTTCGCTTCAATGGTTGTCCCGTCTGTAAGCTTTATAATTTTACCTGCATTCATGTGCCACTTATTCCTTTCACTCACCTATTGCTGTTGTAAGGTCTGCATCCGTCAGAATCGGTTTTGCGAAGAACTTCTCTTCTGTAAGTCCTGCTGGTGCCGTGGACTCTGTGACCTTGCTCACGATGTTTCCTGCTGCATCAAACGGATATGCTCTAATCTTGATCATGTCGGTCTGCTCACTTGCTTTTTCCTCAGATGTTGCAATATCATCGGAGTTCTCAACAAGTTTGCATTTTGGAAACCACTCATAACGAGATTTTCCGTTTTTCAGTTTCACAGCCTTGCCATAAGCGAAGAATGGTCTTTCACTGTTTCCTCCGGCAAGGATAAGTCCCCCTGTTCCTTTTGTCTCTCCACGCATTTTTGAGATTGTATCATCCGGAAATGCGATCACTGATACTTCAATGTCAATACTTGACATTGGTGAATCAGAATCGTAGATTTTCCCGGATGCATACACATCGCTTGTCTCAGAGTTTTCTGTGACTTTTACACTCTTCACAACCTCTGTCTTCTCAACATCAGCTTCATAAGTACCGTTGTACTCGTCGCTCTCTGTTGCATCAGCAAAACACATGTACTGTGCTCCGACTGTCTGTTTCATGGCCGGTTTTTTTGTATTAATAGGCATTAGTCAACCTCCTAACCGAAGATGCTCTCTGTCATCTTCTTGTAGTATTTTTCCTTGTTTCTTTCAAAGAGTGGCTTCAAGTGTGCCCTTGCTGCCATCTTCCTGGTTCCATTCTCAAGCATTGGACCGTAATACTTGCCCCATCCAGCTTTGATTCCGCTGTCAGTTCTTTCCAGTGCGAATGTACTTACAATATGCGTGTACCCTGCTTTGGTAATCTGACTTCGTGGTTTTGGGAGTCTAAGAAGGTCATTGACGAACTCCTTCGCCCCCACTTCCACTGCGTCAAGTGCTTTGTCAGAGCTTACATTCTCGGAATACTGTTTCAACATTTCCTCGAAATCTTCAAAACCTCCACCGTCAAAGGTTATCTCGCTACTCATCCAATCACTCCGTCCGTTGTAATTGAAAAGTAAGAATGCCAAACACGATCTTCTGTCACGTATTCGTGGGCAATGGTCGGATGGTAGCCAAGCTCATTCAGACGTTTTTTCAGTGCGATCAGTTTCGGATCGCGTGGCTTTCTAGCGTAAAAACTAATCTGCCATATGATCTCATTCTCATAATCATCACCGGATGCCATTATGTCTTCCCACATAATCTCCCAATAATCAATTCTTGGAAATACCTTTTCATTTTTGAGACTACTGACTCCTTCATTCACAGGACAGCTACTATCGTGCAAGATCTCACTCAGTTCCTTCTGTGTCATCTTCAATAACCTCCCTGTCTATCGTTGGTGTCTTAAGTGTCAGCTCCGTTTCTTTAAAGCCGTCTTTCGCAGTCACATGCGCTGCATTGTAGATTTCATGCTGCGTTCCATCAATCATGCAAATGTAGCCACTGTTAATTTCCCTGTATTGTGGAATGCTTATTTTCATCGTTACCTCTACGCTCAGAGAGGAAAGTTTTGCCCTGGTGGTGTCGAATATAGACAACTCTCTGTACCAAACCGGTGGCAGATCTATCTTTTTAATTTTTTCTTCCGGATAATCTTCCACATTATCGGTTTTGATTTCATAGAATTCTACTACTCCATCTGTGTATTCTGGTAATTCCACGCCTATACCTCCGTTTCCATCTGCCACGTTGTTATAATGCTTCCATAATTTTCAAAAAACTCACTGGTCTTGTGATAGAAAGCATAATACATATAGTTTTTCAGTAGCGATCTATACAGCAGATCTTCGGTGATACTGCACCCGGAATTCAATTTTCCCAGGTGCATTTCTCCTTCTTTTGCATAGTTCTTAAGTTCCGAATCAGGATGGTATGGCGGGATTTGATAATCATCCCGCATTTCTTTCACAAGTGTATTTAATTCTGCTTCGTTCATAATTCAATCCCGCCTTCCGTAGTTCTTATACAGTTTTTTCAACAACCGTCTGTGTAACCGGCAGCACGTACTCTTCGAGCTTTGTTACATCAAAGACAACTGCAACGTTGTCATCAACCGCACGACCATTTGCATAGCATGATGCAATAATGAGATCTGCATTTTCCATAGCCTTTGTCTGGTCATACTCATTGACTCTCACACCTGTTGTTCCCATAGTGTAGTATCCAGCGATTGTAAATGCAGCCTTTCCTTTCGGACAGTTGGCATCAACAATTTTTTCGATGTCAATGAATGACTTGTTGACATAGCCGCCTGTCAGAGCCTCTCCATACATGCATGGATCCACATATTCTGCTTCGTCTGACGGATTGCAGATAAGATAGAGCTTATCAACCACACGTTTTCCATTATTAGTAAGAGTTTTTCTCACCGGAGCAAGTCCCTTCGGAGAGAATTTTGTAACCGTAGTGAGAACAGTTTTCGCTTTGTTTGTTCCAGCGGACTCTACTGTTTCAATCTGACGGAAGATTCCGATCGGACCTGTCTTTCCATCTCCATCAAGATATCCTTTTACAAGTCCATCCTGCATAGCCTCAGACAGAATCGCCATGAAATAGCGATCAACGAATTCTAGAGACAGCTCTCTGATTGCTTTCGGAATGACAAGGTACGCTGACAACATGTGGAGTTCAATGTTCAGAGATGCGATTTCGGCTGACAGTTCGCCTTTAATTGCATCCGTAAGAGCACCCCACACAGCAGCTCCTGAATGAGATGCTACAATCCATTTCTTCACATTTGCCGGCGCCATATTTACAAGTTTCAGGATTGGCGATGCTTTCTTAACATCATCCAGTGTACGATCAATAATCTCTGTCGGAATGATGTCGATCTGGTTTGCTGTGAACGCCTGCTTGATATCCTTAAAGTTCTCGTAGAATTTCTTCTCTTCCTGCGAAAGGTTTCTAAGTCCGAGTTTACTCTTGTACTCAGCATTTCTGCTTGCTCTTTCCGCCTCAGCTACTACCTGCTGAATCAGATCGGCATGCGTTGCTTCCTGGATCATTTCAATTGACTGCATAATCGCATCCGCTTTCTGATCCGCCGGAGCATCCTCCAGTAACTGTTTAACTTTGTCTTTTACTTCCTGTGATAAATCTTCAATTTTCATTTTGTTTTCGTCTCCTTTTCTTTCTAGTGTCAGAATCTGACACCGTATTTTTTATTAGTTGTTTTTACCGTCAAAAAAAGCACCCCATCCGGTGCTGTCTTCTTTCTTATGTTCTTTTTTATGAGTCAACTGATAAAATTCTGCCAGCTGTTTCTGATGCTCATTCCTGGTGTTGATCCGCTGCCTGAGTACTTTATTCTCATTCACTACTTCCTGCAGTTTTACATCCGGATCTTCTTCCTTTGGTGCAACTCCAATTTCATCAATCAATCCATATTCCAGAGCCATCTGAGGAGATAGAGTTGTGGTTTTATGCATCATTTCTCGCAATTCATCTTCTGATACCTTAGCTCGCTGCATGAACAATGCAACACAGCTATCCATTGCCACATCCAGATTGTCCGCTTCCGCTCTTAAATCTGCTGCATTCCCGGTAACGGTTTCCCACATATCGTGGATAATGGCCGTTGTTCCCTGTCCCATGATTCTTTTGTCACATGCCTGAAGAATCGTAAATGCGATAGAATGGCAGCCTCCCATCACGATTCCAGTTTTATACGATCCATGTTGCTGCAGCATATTGTAAATTGCTGTTCCCTGATCTACACTTCCACCATTCGAGTTGAAGTAAATCTTAATTTCTTCATTTTCCGGAATTGCATTCAGAAGTTCTCTAAAATGTTTTGCTGATGTCTCTGAATCCTCATACTGCCATGTGTCCCAATTGAACGGACCTGTTTTTCTGATGTCGTCAAAGATGAAAATTTCATGTACATTATCAATTTGCTGAAATCTATACACAATATTTTTCTGTTCCATAGTCTTATCCTTTCTTTTTATTTGTTATTTAACGGATAACTCCGAGATAATTGGATCACCTCCCTAAGCTGTGTTAACTGGTTTCTGCATTCGAATTGTCCTCCTCTCCTGTAGTGTAGTTTTTCGTCAATGCTCTTGCCTGACTGAACGGTGTATTTAGTACCGGATATCCCACCATCTCTCGGATTTCGTCAAAATTCCATCCATTAGATCTCAGTTTGTCCAGGTTATTCGCACTATCTACCACATCCACGTGCTTGAATCTTGCAAGCCATACCATCACCCGTTCATTCTTGCCTGCATAGTCTTCCGCGCCTACAAGCTTTGCTGTCAATTCATCGTTTATGACTTCTGCAACCGGTCCGACTGCATACGTGATAAACTCATTTGTAGCATCACTTTTCTCCGTAATATTCCCATTAAATACTGCTTGGGGAATGTCATAAGCTTCTGCTGTTGTATTATTAGTTTCCTCTTTGATTTTTACAAGTTCTTCAGCTTTTGTCGCTGTCTGTATACCAAGCTGCTCCAATGCTATTCCGTTCGATTCCGTAATGATAGCAAGGCTTTCTGACTCCAAAAGCTTCTTCAATTCTTCCGTATATTCTTCTTTTGTAATCTTTTTATCACTTTCTCCATCTTTTCCTTTTCGTACAAGGCTAAGCTGTCCCGGTACTTTTAGCTTAAATTTTGGTGTATTTGCAATCTGCACCATTGCATTGATTGAATTCGCCGTTTTTTCGTACTGTGATAGTACGGAATTTAAAAGTACCTTTATTTTTGAATTGTCATACCTTAAATGGATTACATCACTTGATAAAAACGATTTGTAAAGCGTATACTGCTTTTTGGCCGCTTCAATCGTTATGTTACTATACAGTCTTCCAGTCATTACGTTATCCGATTCCTGGAAGTTCTGCGCCCGGTAATATTTCTCTCCAATCCGGATTATCACAACCTCCCCTTCTCTCAAAAGCTTTTTTACAACTTTTGTCCAGAAGTACGTCCCATTCTCATTATCATTCGGCTGCACATTAAGTCTGTACTCATATTTTCTTTTATCTTCGCTCTGTGTCTGGATCAGAATATCCGACTTTGCTATAGCTTTTGCTATCATGGTTTCCGCTTTTTCCACCGCCAGCTTCGCTATATTTAGTTTTTCAAGCTCAATCGTTATCGTTTCCGCAAGCGATTGTAATCCGTTATTTTTGTCCTGGAATAAAAAATCAAACATCGTTCCTCCTACTAAATGTAGATTACCTGCATTTCTATCTCATCTTTGCTAAACATGGCCACATCAAAAGCCATGAATCCGTCGTTTTTCCTCAACTTCGGTTCTATCTTTCCGAATGTCTTGTTCCCGTATTTATCCTCTGTGACGCTCGTATTATTGGTGTACCAGCGCATTATGGAAGACGGTCCATAATTAATCAGGTGCTGACTGAATAACGCCTGGATCGCCGGTGCAATAATTCCCGTTGCAGATGTAATCTTTCTCACAAGCCTTACTATTCCGTCTTTATTTTTCTTATCTTCAACCGTCAATCCCACGGCTTCGAATGCCATTTTGAACAGATTGTATCTGTACGTATCCATTGTAATTTTCTTAACCTCATAATCCTGCATCTTGTCTAAGCACCACGCTACTATAGTATTCACGTCTATGACCGGTCCTGGTACTACTTCGTAATCCTCGAACTCCGGTTGTCCCATATTCTGCATAATTGGGAACTTGATAGAACTCAGGAATGGAGAATCTTCACAGATCCATGTATGCTGTCTCCAGATGTATTCTCCGGTTTCATAATCCTTGGTCAGGATTCCTGCACTTGCGAAATCTCGTACGTCTGCATAATCAATTCCGATTATCGCCAGCTGTCCTTTCGTGTTCTTAGTGATCCTTGGAATTTTCTTTTCCAGCTCTTCCCTTGTCTCTCCTTCGTAACATGCCCGTAGAATGTTCTGCCACGTCGTGACCGTTTCTTCTTCTCTTCTGGCCGGAAGGTTCATTCTCTTTGTCAGGAATTCTGCTCGCTTGGATGGAATCTTTTTCTGTTCCAGGTAATCATGCATAATCTGATTTGCCAAGATTGGCATGTATTCCAGCGATGGGTTGGCTTTATGCCAAGCATCCGGATCATCTACCTCTTTTAGATCATCAATCTCACAGATAAATGGAAAATACCCTAGCGGGTTTTCTCCTGTTTCCAGAATTTCCATACACATTGCAGATATTTCATCCAATGGACCATCTCTGACATATCCATCTGTCGTGATAATGAATTCGCGCGAATGTTTAACTTTTCCAAATGATGATTCAAATACATTAATCTGATCATAATTTTCATACGCATGAATCTCATTGAGTACCAGGCAACCGGTTCTTTTTCCATCCTTTGTTTTCGCATTAGATGTGTTATATTTCATCTCAGCACCGGTCACAAGATTTGAAATCAACTCTTTGGTGACTGAGAATTTACCCTTAAACTTAGGATTATCATGCAGCATGTCATATGCTACCTTGAACGTATCTTTTACCTGATCCTCTGAGTTTGCCACGATTTCAACATGGTAATTCTTTACTCCGTATAACGGTGTTTGGAAGAAATTCACCAGCGGGACAATGAATCCGTCTTTCCCATTCCCTCGTCCCTCTTTTATGAAAAACTTAGGAAAAACCGGAATATCATCCTTGTACATGAATGCAAATGCATATATGAACTTTTGAAACGGGAACAATTTGTAGTAATTGCTTTCGCAATACTTAATGCAGTTTCTATATGTTTTTTCGTCAAAAAAAACATCGTCCCGCTTTAGCAACGGCTTTACGATGTTTTTTAACAGTAATTTTCTTTTTTTATTTATCCAGTTCGGATGTTCTTCGGCATATTTGAGATAACAATCAATCTCTTTACAGATAACCATCTGTAGGATTCTCCGGCTCTGGTACCGGCTCTTTTAACTTCAGATCTGCCAGGATCTTCAACATAGTGGCCGTAGTTTTCTGCAAATTGACAACGCTTTCATTCGCTTTTTCCACCGTTATTCCATTCCCGTTCACGGTCTCGTATCTCAACCCTTTGCTCTTAATATCTGCTATGAGTTTCTTTTTCAACGACCAGTAATATATATAATCATTCACTAGATCCATGTAGAATTCTGCACTCATTCCACGTAGTTCCAACTGTCTGATCAACGACATTTTTACATCTTTTTGTGTCAATTTGCTCACCTCTTTTCGCTCAAATCATGCCTTTTCGTAACTTTTTTTGCTAAAAAAACACGGGTTTTATGCCCGTGTCAAAAAAATTCCTTCTTAAAGTAAATTTAAAAATCTGATACCCTTACCCTTTTCACGTGAGATTTTCATTTTTCTCCAGAGTCATGGCCACATCCCCGTTCTCCACCCACAAAAAATTCGCTGAGAATTTACCCGGGGGTGTTATAAAAAAATTGAGAGCAGCTGTGGACTCGAACCACACATGCGACGGCTTGCACCGTCCGCTTGTCCCTCCTAAGCTATGTCTGCCCTCTATGTAGCTACCATCTTTCTTCTGTCAGTCTTTTCTTTCTCTTTCTTCTTACGAGTGTGTGTCTGTTATGCCGTATGTCATGGCACGTATGACACAGACCGATCAGGTTGTCGTCTACCAGTGCAAGTTCCGGATGTTCTTTCAGTTCCTGGATATGATGTACTTCTGTTGCTCTTCTTACCTTCCTATCCTCTGGTGTTAATCGTATACCTTCCTCTACTGCTTTCCTTATTCGGACTATGCAGTCCTGGCATTCATTACGATCCCTTATCAGGATATCTATTCTTTTTTTCTTCCACTCCTTAGAGTTGTAAAAATGTTTTGCTTCTTTATCCGTCATTACTCATATAGCCTGCGCATCCCTGTTCTGCCGGACAATGTTCTCCTCCATTCAGTATCCAGTAATACAGGCATCCTTTATTCTTGCACGTCTCCATATATCCTCCATAAAAAAAGATGGCTACAATCTTCCGACTGCTGCCACCTTCCGGGTGAGTATTTGTATCCTTCCAGTTACTTCCATCTCTTCGTTTCGCTTTCAGGACACTATCATAGTATCATATACTTAACTGCCATTCACTGACATTTACTGCCAACTTTTAGGAATCTCCAGTTTTCTCAATGCGATGCTGTGAGTGCGGTACACTTCCCTCTGACTATACCCCACTCTTTTCGTCACATCCCACCATTCCATCTCTTTTACGTATCGATAATACAGCACGTCTCTTTCTCGTTCTCTCTGCAGCTTATTTATGCATCCCATGATCTCTACATAAGATCTTACGCTTTTCGTTTTTTCTTTTTCTATTTCCTTTTCCAGTCTTTCTTTTTCCGCCATATATCCAGACAGATCTCTATCCACACTGCTTCCATGTGGCATTCCATCATTGTTTTTCATCGATGGATACAACTTCATAGCCTGCAGCTCTACCAGCTGTTCCTCTAATCTTTCTCTCCTATGTACATGTGCACGATAGCTTCGCAGATATCTTTTTTTAATAATCTTTTCTTCATCGTTTCTTTCCATCGACTCTCCTTCTTTCTTCATTCTCTTTCTTATCGCATAAGGTACTTGATGAAACTCCTCACTCGCCTTTGCATCCGGTTTCTTGCTTGCCAGCATATCACAGTTGCTTCTGCCTATTCTTCTTTCTATCTTGCTTGTCCTCATATCATTTTCCTTTCTTCGGTGGTTTCTCTACTGGTGGTCTTGTCCGCTTTTCCGGATTCTCAACTTTTTTTGTCACGATTGCTCCTTTCTCCTCCGGCCGGTGCCGGAGGAAATCTATGTTGACTGGTTGCTGTGATACAATGCCAGCGGTACAAGCTTATTTATTCTTATATTTTCTCTGCCAACCAATCCAGCAGTCGAATCATTATCTTACACAGCCACGTCCTTTTCAATTCTCTTTTGAGTTTATTTGTTGCTTCAATGAATTCCTGACTGTCTTTTTCTTCTTTCTCTAATTCTTCCAGTGTTCTCATTATCTCATTCCATCTCCTCTTCTGGCCGGAAGGTTCATTCTCTTTGTTAGGAATTCTGCTCGCGGATCATCTACCTCTATTACTCTCGGTACGTTTATACCATGATTCCGCAGTTTTTCTGACAGTTCCCGCAGTTCTTTAACATAGCATTTAGCATAGTATTCTGTATTTTTCATTCCTGCAGGTGCATCTGGATACATCCATCTTTGATGCGGGTAAATTATTATATCGTCTTCGGATTTCATAAGCGTCTTAACTTGATGTGCTAATGTCCTCCCCGTGTTTCTGCCTTCTATCGGATATCCCAATCCTCTTGACAATATATATTCTTTTTGCCATTTCTCGAATTTAATTCCTAATGCGCTTTCGATCTCTTTCAATCTTACGATTCCCTCTGTTTTTCTTCTTTGTAGCATTTTATCCACCGAACATCTTGTCATATGCTCTGCTCCATCTACATCGTCTTCGTTTATTCGGAATCCGGATATTTCTTGATTCTTTACATCTTCAATCTTTATTAATATCCCGCCTAATGTTCCTCTCGTATCTTCCACGCATACTTTGAACTCTGAACTTTTATCGCCTGCCATTTGTTCTATTGCTCTTTTAACTTTTTCATAAATTCCCTGTTTTACTGTTATGTGCATTCTCATTATTCCTTTCTTCGAGTAATTCCGGATTATCAAATATATTGCCTATTACTTCCATCTTGTTCGCCTTAATATAAAAGTCCGTTAATGGCATTGGATAGCAGAATGGCTCACATTTGCTGAGCGCATCCGTCGGAATCACTTCGTAATGCCATCCGATCGCACTATCTATCGCTTCTTCTCTTGCGATGTCTATCACATCAAATTCTCCGAACGCTACTTTTGCAAGATCGTCTGGATTGCCGTGACACATCAGTATATCGTTTTCCCAGATTCTCTTTCCGTTCTTGTCATGCAATCCCGTATAGGCGCAAATGGTATTTTTGTCAATTAGCATTTCGCATTCCAGGTCTTTGCTATAAATATAGTCTTCATCCCAGAGAAGACCTTCTACCCATTGTCCTTCCAGGTCTTTATTTGCGACTACTACATGTTCATGCTTTGCTTTGAATAATATCTCTCTATCCATTTTCATCCTCCAAGTAATTCTTTATGCCTAACGCTCTGAATTCTTCTCTCGTATGGGTTTCTTCGTACTTCCGTTGGAATATCCTGCATAACATCTCTCTGGTCTCTCTGCAGTTATGTACGGCTCTTGGTCCGTCTTTGTGGTGATCTCTGCACAAGTAGACTTTGAAGCCGTTCTCTTCACTTACCTGTCTTAGACCTCCTCCATAAAATACATGATGTTCTTCTGTGTACTGCTGCCTGCGGATGCCTTCCAGTCGGCATAGAAAGCATTCGCCTTTTACGGTGTCCACGATCGGAGCTGGGTGGTGTTTTCTTTTTTTCTTCCTGGTTGGCTTCGGAAACATTAATTCACACATTCAATCTCATCTCCATTCCGATCAACCTCGGTTTCGAAGAATTCTTTCCAGAATGATTCCTTCGTCAAGACTCCAAAACTTACTCCCGGCATATTACGGATTGCCTTTTCCATGGCTTTTCCCATGTATTCTGCTGCTGTATCGGCATCGACAGACGCTATGTATAATCTTCTTGTAGCGTATGCCGGCTTTACTTCTTCTGATTGATCCTGTTGTTCCGGAGCATTCATATCCGGTGGGCAGTATTGTGGAAAATCTTTGATTAATTCTGTCTGTCCCGGAATCTGAGTTTCATCAGTATTTTCCTGTTGAAACTCGGATTTTACTTCCGGAGTTTCTTCTGTCTTTTCCGGTTCTTTTTCTTCTGCTTCTGCAGATACTGTAGTGGTGTCAGGTGTCTCAGTTGGTTTTTCTTCATCTTTTGTATGTATTTCCTCACTTTTTGTCGGTGGATCCGGCTGTTTTGTTTGTGGTTCTGCCGGTTTTGTTTCCGATCGTTCCGTTTTTGGTGCTGGGCGTTCCGTTTTTATAGGTTTCCGTTCTGGTTTCTTCGCTTTTACCACTTTGGATTCTTTTCTCTTTTTCGGTTGCACCGGTGCAATTTTTTCTTTTTTCGGGATTTCTTCTCCATACACCTCTTCCCAGGTCTTTTCCGCATCTTCGCCGTCTGTGATCATAGTGCAGTAGCTCAATACATTGTCCCAGGAATAGAACTCTTTATCTCCCGACCGGACCATATGTAATGTAATGTCTTTGGATTCGTGCATATAGAGCATGATTCGGCCAATTCCCTGAATACGGGTGCTGTAGATCTTATCTCCATCCGGTGCAAGCACTTCCTGCAGATATTTGGTCCCGCAAGTTGTCCGTATTGTTTCATGCATGGTTTTATATAATTCCGGTTCATCATGGAATATCTGGTGCAATGCTTTCTCCAGGTTGCCGAGGTCTTTCTGTTCTTCCTTCTGTCCTTCCAGGATTACTTCGATATCTGTGATTTTCTCTTCCTCTTCGATTTCCTCTTTTACTGCCTGAATCTCTGTTTTGCTGTATGCAGGTGTCAATTCTTCTACTACTTCTTCCGGAAGTGTCAACATTAATGCAAGTTTCGCATAACCGAACCCCTGGTACTGGTCCTGCAGTTTCGGGGAATAGCCACCTTCTGAAAATTTATCGTTGATTTTTATATATCTCGATACCTGAGAGGCGTCCAGTTTGTATTCGCTCCAGGCAAATTCTTTTTCATCTGCATATCCGGAACCTTGCAGAATGTCTGTATCTCTTGCCTGTTTCAGCAGATAGCCGGTGAGGACAAAGTCCTCCACCGTTCTGTTTAATACTCTGTTTACTGCCTGTTTAAACTCTTCATACCCGTTGTAATTTATAAGCTCGTCCATCTTATACCGCCTTTTCTAATAATTCTTCGATCTCTTCTGCGTCCATGAAGTCTTCTGCCAGTCCCTGCAGGACTCTTGTATTATTCTTTGCTTTCAAGTCTTCAATGTTTGCATTCCGCTTTTCTTTGCTGATCTTAGCCAGCTCCTTATCTGCTTTTGTCAATCGTTTCTTTAGAACCCTCTGCCATTCTTTCAGGAAATCTCTGATCTGTTCGATACCTGGTTCTTCGTCCATGTAACTCCTGTGCTGTCTGATCGTTCCGGATGGCTCAACCTCAATCGTGTAGAACGGCACGCCTTCCTGTTCTTTTCTTCTCAAGAAGCAGATATAGGTTTCTCTTGTTTCAATTCGGTCAAAATACCGTTCACTGCTGCCGGCGCAATGATGCAGAGCACGTCCTTCTTTTACGATATCTACCAGTGATTCCGGTACTATGATCTTGTATTCTTCATTTTCGTACTCATAGCGCTCTTTGATCTCATGTAAGGTCTTCTCAGCTGTTGGGTACTTCTCGCGCATTTCCTGAGCATATTGTTCTCTTTCTGCCTGGCTTGCCATCATTTCTTTCAGAATATCCATCTGTTGTTTATCGATCACGATTTCATCATGCCGTCTTTTCAGCTCTCTCGGTCGATATGTAAGCTCGTCCTTCATATTCTTGTTGCATGCTTTGCACATACTCAGATAGTCGTTGTATTGTTCCAGAACGGCTTCTTCTGTGAATCCCGGATACTGTTCTTTCTGCTGCCGGCGGATGTAATTCATCAGCTGTGTAGTGCTCAGATACTTTCCGGCATGATATCTAATATTCTCCGGCCCAAGTCCGCATCTCAGCAGCCATCTCAGAGTTTCTGTCGGTATCTTTTCTCCTGTTTCGTCTGAATATTGCATCCAGCGAACCATTTCATTTCCACCGTTTTCGTCACGGATCCGGTTGATTTTTTGCCGATCGTTGATGTAGAACATTTTGTTTATGTTCTTTGCCCTTATGTCTAATGGTCCGTAGTATGCCATGTTCCATCCCGGATATTCCGTGTATGCAACAGTTTCTCTTAAAAGATTCCGGAACCGTCCTTTGGCCAGATATTCTATCTTTTCTGCGTAACCTTTTACCTGATATACTCCGGATAGCAGACGGTTGTAGTTTAATTTCCAACCGGCTGCTGCCAGGAATTCTATGATCCTGATGGCATCCTCGTACGCTGTGTTTTTCAGCGCTTCACTATAATCCCCGGGATACATATAGCCGTCTCTTGCCCGGTAGTTCAGGTTATTGCTTTTGTGCCAGCCTTCCCATGGGATATTGTAAAAAATCTTGTAATCATATCTATTACTCTTAAAAAGGTCCTGCTTATATATCACAATACGGATTTCCTCATCGATTTCTATCCGATGCCTTCCAGAATCCCATTCGATATCTACACGGAAGATTCTTAATACACTCGCTGTCTCATCGATCTTATCAAGTTTGTACAGACTCTCCGGCTTGGCTGTTATACTATCTGTTCTTGTTTTTACCTGAACGAGTTTCCCGCAAGACGGGCATCGCACCATATCATTATGTGTCGCTTTCTTTTTGCCCCAATGTATCGGCGTTAACTCAGATCTGTCAAATGATTCTCCACAATTTGTGCAGCTGAAGTTCTCTGTTCCTTTTTCTTTAAACATATAATCCTCACCAGCTGTCTTTTCAAAGAACCATTGATCTGTGTCTTTAGGAAGTGCCGGTGCTTTGCTCATGAAATTATTTATCTTCGCTTTTCTGTTATGCTCTGCAGTCTGTCTGACATCATAATCGTAACTGTATTCCATGTGATCTATCCAACTCCATACATCGTTTGCGCAATATTTATCCTGTGTTATATCCAAGAGTCTCTTTCTATCTTCCTCTGAATCAATCTTTGGATACTTATAAGCATGTTTCATCCATACCCATTCGTACCAGTTTCCTTCTATTGCTGTTATGAGTTTCCCTTTCTTCCAGCCATTCTTTTCTGTCCAATATTCGTGTTCTCCTGTTTTGCAGTTGATACAGTATCTCACTGCCAGAACCTTGTCGTTGAATACATTAATGATTGCAATATCGTCTAATGTCTGGACTGTCGCGATATGCCCTTTTTTCCTGGTCTTTGCTGGTTCTATCTTCTCAATTGCTTTCCGTTTCATCTTGCACCTCCACGAGTTCCCGGTTGGCTGTGATCGTATATTTTACTCCCGGTTTGATTCCGCCCTGCCCTACTACGCCAACCTTGGCCGCTATAATGTTTCCTTCACTCTCAAGGATCCATCCGACCGCCGTTCCCTCAATCCCGTATACGATCGGTCTTTCTCCTCTTGCTATTGCAAGCAGTCTGCCTGCTCCTGTATGTGCAGCATCGCTCGTGATCATTACTCCACCCACCATACTGATCCATTTTCTTTGCGGGTGCTCGACCATGTACATCATGGTGTGGCCGGCGATATCCAGCAGATCCAGTTCTTTGATCAGCGTCAATTCCGTGGATACTACCATGGAGCAGCCGTCCTCTTCATCGATACTTCCTCCTGATTCGCACAAGAAGAACCGGCTTTTATCGTTCAGCCCGTACCACATCATGCAGTCCGGGAGATATTCTGCAGCATGGAAGCCTGTACTTCTGGTTTTACTTTTCTCTTCCCTGTATGTTTTTCCAGGCTCGTATTGGAAGATTCCGTTCCCGTAGGTTGCTTTCAGATCTTCCGTGAATCCTTTGTATGTTCTCATTTTTCTTCACCCTTATAATATTTTTCTGCAATTTTTCTAATCTGTGCTTTCCCAGGAATTCCAAGATAGATAGGTGGTTTTAAGCCTGCTGCCCGTACGATTCTATCATCCAGTTGTGCTTTCGTTTCAAACGATACTTTTAATATCTGTGCCATACATTTTTCAAGACTTTTTCCTTTCTTACGTACAGCTTGCGCCATCTGGTCGCTTTCTTCACACATCTGGATCAGGAAGTTTTTCCAGTCTTCCATCATGTTTTTGAGTCCTAAATCTTTCGATTCCATTTCCAATTTCCCGATCGCTGCCAGTAATGGAGTAGTCAGAGAATCTATTACACCGGTGCAAAAATCCTCTGCGTCCTCCGGATCTAAGCCATTTTCTTCTGCTATCGTCTTGATAGCGTCCAGATCTCCTTCTTTTAACTGTGCTGCTGCCGCCCTGTTGATTTCCTCAGCAGAGTCAAATTCTCCAAATTTATCAAACATCTATGTATCCTCCATTATTTTTCTAATCTCATCACTATAGTTGTGCCGTCCCTTTTCCATTCGGATCAGATGCCCCTGCATCTTCTTCCAGAGCTTCTGCCAGCCTTCTGCGTTGGCGATTGGTGTTCCGTTAACTTTCCGGAAGTCGTTTCCTGCCCACTCATGTATGTGATAGTCGATCATGTTCACTACAAATGTGTCCTCGCAGTGGATATGGACCTCGCATGACTGGTTCAGGCGGCTCAATGCTTCTGTGATCGCCTTTACTTCTGTTTCGTGTCGTGTGCCTTTTATCTGACCGGTATCTTGGATTTTTCCAACCTCTCCGGACTTCTTTACGCACGTGCAGACGAATCCGTATTTTCCCAGTGTTTTACTGTTGGAACTGGATTTTACAGCCGTGTAGATATCTACTCTAAACATGGTTTTTCTGTGCCCCTTTTGTGTTCCTGTTTGGTACTATTCTCTGTTTTGAGAATTTCGTCGATCTGTTCCCGTCTCCTGGCCATCACTTCATCGAGCGCATCTTTTAACACATTTGCATTATCCACTGCAAGTTTAGGTGTGTCCATGTGGTGCTCATGTAGTACTTTGTTCAGCTCGACTGATACCGCAACTAATTCTTTTAGTTTCTGCTCGCTTGCTCCGTTTAAAATCAGCATTCTAAATTCTCCTATCCAACTTAATCATGGTGTAATACCGGTATTTGTACCCGGTGAATTTATTTGTTCCTTCGTAGTATGTATCTTTATCTAAGTAGTAGCCTTTCCTGTCCTTGATCTCTCTCCACTGCACAAAGCGTTCTTCTTCCGGTTCCTTCAGAGGCATATTACGGGACGCATGATAGCTTGTCTCTCTTAAGTGCTCTCCATAGCGTTCGCATGTTTCTGGTGTTTTCGTGATGTATCCGGCCAGATCTCTGAAATCTCCCGCTTCATACAGGTGCTTGAAGGTTACTGCTCCATGCTCCCAGGAATCCTTAATGATGATGTCCGCATCCGGTATCCGATTTATAACTATATGTACATGCCAGGCTCCTTTTGTACCTACTTCGATATTTGCCATCCACCTCATTTTCTTCCCGGCTTTTTTATATTTTTCTCTCACCTTCCTCATGGCTTGCGCCAGATGCTTTTTTGCAGTCTCCATATCAGGTGGACGCTTATCCTTTTTGTATGTGAACAATACCAGGTAATCATTCTCATGGAACCACGTCTTCAGCTTATGCCTTGCTTTTCTTTCTCTATTCCACTGATTCCGGAATCGGATCTCTTCCAATGTGGCTTTTCTCTTCTTCCCTCTTTTCGTTCCCGGTGCTCCATACTTCCCATCCAGGTATTCATATACCTCTACCGAATGTTCAAACGTATATATCAGTCTTTTATATCTCTTTTTCATCCACCTGTATGTCCTATCTTTAATATTCTTAACAAGTGATGAAAACGGACGAAAATGCCCGTATTTCTTGACTTTTCCGCCCGCCGATGGTATTATAATTTTGACTTATATTTTCGGTAGGCGAAGAAGTCTTGAGGTACATCATCCGCATAATGATGTGCCTTATTTTTTTCACTTGTATCACTATCCCCATCTCCATTCCGGGCATCCGCAGGATCTGTAGTCTTCTGATTCCTGGTATTCTTCCATGACCGTTATGGATGGATCTTTTCCACATATGCACTCTCCGTCACCCAGATCTCTCATGTAGGCGCAGTTCCTGCACTCCTGCTTAGCAGATGGTGTCTGCCACATTCTCTGTCCCATCGGTATCACCTCCTGTATATGCTAAATCAAAAAGTCGCTTGAGTTGTGCTGGTGTGTATACTGGCTGTCCATCTGCACTTACCCATCCGGACATTACGATCAGTCCTTTTTCAATGTCATTTTTACAGTTGTATTCGTTCAGAGTTTCTTTCGCTATCTGAAATCGCTCTGCAAATTCCTCTTCTGTTAAAATCTTTGGAATTTCATGCATCTTTGCGTACCTCCCGTTAAGTTATGGCATAAAAGTTAATTATGCAGGCAAGCAGCATCATGATCAGTATCAGCTCTCCTGTGATTGTTAATCTCCAGATCCATGTTTGAAGCATTTCGCATTCATCTTCCAGGCGCTTGATCTGCAGTTTTTTCTCCAATGGAGTCTCTGGTTTTAGTTTCAAAGTACACTCACTCCTTTGTTAAGATCTACGAATATGTACGCTCCGGCCGCTTTCATGTCGAACGGTGGAACATACTTTTTCAGGTTCTTGTCCTCCAGACGTGTATGATACTTTTCGTAGTCCGCATATACGGCCACACTTACCAGGTTGTCCAATACGGCGTACTGGTTGTACCTTTCACCGATCAGGGCTTCAATGCCTTTTACTCTCCGGTAGACCGTCTGAGTCGTTACCCCGAAGAGTGCTGCAAGGTTCTTTCTGTTTGCATACATCTTTCATTCCTCCTTATGCTGTCTTAAATCCAAGCTGTCGCATTGTCTGGAATCCGGTCAGCATTCCTTTAATGTAGATCTTTTCATCGTTTGAGAGTTCCTTTAACATCGGAATCATCTCTTTTACGTCTTCGATCTGGTTACTTACATTTCTTTTTTCTTCCTGTACTGCTGCCATATGATCTTCTCCTTTCTTCTTATTAATATGGTTTTAATTTTCTTTCCTGTCAGATTCCTCTTCTGACAGGTTTTTTAAAATATGTAATATCTCCGGAAGAATAGCAATCTCTTGTGGATGTACGTTTTTTCTCCTCTTAATATTCTGATTGCAAAATTATTCATTTCTTCGATTACTTCTTTTTTCAAGCTTCTCACCTCGCTCATTTTCCATTCATTGCGTTGTTAATCAAAATATGATAGTAATCGCAACATACAGCAATTCCAGTATCACTATCACAAGTGTAACGATACTTATTTGCATCGGAAAATCCGGATATCTCATAAGCAGCGGAAGTCTTGGTCCATTCTTGTACTTCCGCATTTCTTTGTGTAATTTTCTTGCATCTTCTGGTGTTTTTACTTCTTCGAATTTTTGAATGAAGTGCAATCCTTCCTCTGCTGTCATTTCTCTTTTCCTTTTAATCCTCATTTCTCTCACCTCGCTTTGTGTTGACTTTTATTCTCTTCACTCCTATCCTTTAATTACAGGCTCTGCCAGGAGCTGAGTATTAAAAGAAAGGAGCGTCACTATGCTTACTAAAGAATCAAAAACCGTTCTCTACCATCTTTACAAAGAATATTGCTTACGTCGCACCAATGGTCTTTCCCGCAATGATTCAAAAGAATTAGGTTCGTCTGAATCAGTTCAAAAGTTGCTCTTTCCTGATTGGTCTGTTTCCGATGTTGATGACTGTATGTGTGAATTAGGTCAAAATGGTTATCTCGACAACCATCATGCCAGCAATATTATTTATTGTTCTTCGCTTACAAACAAAGCTATCGTCACCATGGAAAATCAAAAGAAAGAAACTCTTTTAAATGTTGTAAATTTTCTTGCTCAATTTATTCCATAACTTCCCAAGAATCGGAAATCAATTCTCTATCCGTTGGCTGCCATCCCTTTACCGGATGGCAACCATCTAATCTCATTATTGTTCCTGTGGTGCCATTCGTGAGCTTTATCTTTACGTTGTACGGTCTTTCTCTTATACATTTTCCTTCTTCTAATGCTTTTTTAGCTGCTTCACAGATATTCATTCTCTCACCTCGCTTTCCTGTTGCTTATGGTTACATTATAGTTACTGTAAGTTACTTTGTCAACATATTTTTGTTGCGTACGGTAACTTTTTCGTTGACCTTTTAGTAACTGTGTGCTATGCTACATTTAAGGAAAGCGAGGTGAGTAACCATTGACGCAAGGTGAACGTGTTAAAGAGATACGTAAATCGTTAGACTTAACTCTTGAAAAATTTGGAGAAAAATTAGGTGTTACAAAAACTACCATTTCTCGTATAGAAAAAGGTGTTAATAATTTAACCGATCAAATGACAAAATCTATTTGCCGCGAATATAGCGTGAATTACGATTATCTCGTATATGGAGAAGGGGATATGTTCTCTGAACTTCCTAAAACCATACTTGATGAATTATGTTTGCAATATAGTTTGAATGATTTTGATAAGGCAATTATAGAACTCTATGTGAATACGCCTTTGGAATTGCGCCAGGAAGTGAAAAAGAAGATGAAAGAATTCATCCAGAAAGTTAATTGGGAGGAGTAACGAAAAAGGGAATCCCGACCGCATACGTGCCTTGATTCCCTTTCTACTACTCAAATATGTATATGTACTTCACAAGTTCATATACCCGCTTCAGTTGTTCTGGAGACATTTTGTTGAGAATTTTGTTGATCTTCTTGATCATGAACATCACTCCTTTGTTTGGATTGTACTTCCAGATATTTCCTGTTTCAATAGGGGTGTCGAAAATTTCCGCATACGTGGAAACTTTCTCAATCCCTCTTGTTGTAACCGTTTGACCTGCAGTATAATGAACTATTTATACTCGCTGTCATATAGATCTTGAATTCTACAGTCTAAAGCTTTTGCAATCTTTTCCAGATCGCAAATTCTGGGTGATCTCTGGTTCGTTTCAGCCAGCTGCAGGAATGATTTGCTAAGGCCTGTTTTTTCGCCAACTGCACAAGTGTCAAATTTTTCTTTGTGCGTGCTTCCCATATGCGCATCTCCATGAGTGCTTTCCTCCTATCGGTAGTATTTGCACTCCAGTCTATAGATATCATTTCGTTGGCGTATTTTTGCAAAAAAGATGTGCTTTACAGGACCTTTTTCCATAATTGTTGCCCTCCGGATATTAAAAATCCGTATGGAAAGGTTCTGATCATAAATAAATTGCTGAGATTCAGCATTAAAAAATAATGGAGGGAAAATCTATGGGATTGAGATTCAGAAAAAGTGTTAAGATTGCCCCCGGAGTTAAGGTGAATCTTAATAAGAAAAGTACAAGCGTTACTTTCGGTGGAAAAGGTGTTCACCGCACCATAAGTTCTACCGGAAAGAAAACTACCTCTGTTGGTCTTCCCGGATCCGGTGCTTATTACACCTCTTCATCCGGCGGTACCAGTGGAACTAAGAAGAAAGTAAGTAGCAGCTCCGGTCACGAATATAATGTAACTCCGTCGCAAACTCCGGATACTTCCGCAGCACTTGAAAAGTTTTCAGATCGGGCGCTCCGGATCTACCGTATCATATTCGGTATCGTGTCTGCACTCTTCCTTTTCATAGCACTGATTGGATTCGTTGCATCACATATCATATTCGGTATCGTATTCGTCTTGGTGGCTATGATCCCGATCGGAGTTATTAAGAGTTATTCAGATGAATTGAGCAGGCGTTCTTCTATATCTTATTCGTCGGCCGGCAGTGATGGTGATCCATATGACGATCTGGAAGAGCAGCTGATGTCTAATACGGACTTCGGAGTATACGGATTTGATGATGATCATAAAAAGAAGCAGTCACCTAACAAAGGAAACAACGGTAACAAGCCAAAGAAGCCGAAAAAGAAAACCGGTTGTCTTCCTCTCGTGTGTGCATTGATCGTTCTGTTCGTACTCGTTTCTTTCCTGGTTGGACATAAGAGTATCGAAAAGATTAACATATCTGCAGATACAGATACTGAATATCATGTTGGTGATTCGATTCCGATCGAAGCAAAAGTTACACCGTCCGATGCAAAGTTGGATGATTTCAAAAATGACTTATCCGGCGGAACCCTTGAAAAAGATGGTGATAAAATCACATTTACACCATCCAAGACCGGTTCGTTCAAACTGTACGTTGGATCTGGTGGTGTTAAAAGCAATGAAATTACAGTGGATGTCGTAGATCCAACCGATACTGCAGATGCATCTGATGATACTGCAGCTTATGATGATTCTTCAGATGTTGATGATAGTTCGGATGTCGCAGATGATACCAGTGATGATGTTACTACTGATCCGATTGTTTATATAACCGACACAGGATCTAAATATCATAGAGCTGATTGCAGAACTTTAAAAGATTCTAAGATTGAAAAACACTTATCAGAAGTAATAGGCAGCTATCAACCTTGTGGTGTGTGCAAACCACCTACACAATAGGATTATGTATGAAATATTTATTCGAAAATAAGAATGCATTGGATATGTATTATGAATTAATCAAAGAGATCGGCATTGATGCAGAGCCATCACCGGCCAATGATTGTGTTTATATAACTGAAGAGTTTATGAAAAAATGTTTTGAAATTTACGTTTCAAAATATTCCAGTTGATTATTGATTTAGAAAGCAAAAGTCCTGGTGCTGGTAACACCAAGACTTCTGAAATAAATATTATACGATGCCCGAGAGCAAAGTACGATACCTACTGCAAAGATATTGTACCACAAATCTCAGACACCGTATAGGTGTTATTTTTATACTCATTTTTAGGTATTTTAGGAGGAATTATTATGTGGTCAGAAATTTTACCAAGCGGAAAAATCAGATTTGGAGAACGCTATACAGATCCATTAACATTAAAAACGCACAAAGTATCTTGCACGATGGAAAAAGACACCAACAGTACCAGGAAGCAGGCTCAACTCATCCTCAATGAAAAGATACAGCAAAAACTTGAAGACATTTCTCTTTCTGCTACAGTGCGCAAAGAGAAACTTCGCTTCGGACAGCTTTGCACTATATATAACAATTTTCAAAAAGGATCCCGCGCACCATCTACTTATAAAAGAAATCTTCATGCCTGCAATTCTCTCCGGCGAATCCTCGGAGAGAATACACTTGTTGATCAGCTTACAGCCGGATATGTTATTGAAAAGCTTTCCGCCGAAAAAGAAGATATTGGAACGACAAACGAACGTATCACACGCCTCAAAGCTTTAATCCGTTGGGGATTTGAGAACGACTATATCTCTGATATTTCATGGATTGATAAAATCAAGAAAGAGACTGACCGAAAAAAGAAAGCAAAGTTGGAGGAAAAGTATCTGGAACGTGATGAACTGAGCACTCTTCTTAAGAGCATGGCCGTCCCTCGCTGGAGAATGCTCGCTTCTTTCGCTGCTCTCTCAGGACTCCGTGTTGGTGAAATTATTGCTTTACATGATTCAGATGTAGATCTTGACAACCGAGTGATTCATGTCAATAAAAACTACGATGCCAATAATAAACTTGTCGGATATCCGAAAAATGTTTTTTCCTACCGAGAAGTCTATATCCAAGACGAGCTTCTTACTTTGTGCAGACAGATTAAGTTTTTCACCAAGAAAGAGCAGCTGCTTACCGGTGTCCGCAGTAAATTGTTTATTTGCGATATTTCCGGTAATTATGTTAACTATTATTCGTACAATGATTATTTAAAAGAAGTTGCAAGACGTGTACTGGATAAAAATATTGAAATCACAACTCATGTTATGAGACATACCCATGTTGCTCTTATGGCCGAGCAATTCATTCCACTGGAAGTTATATCCCGTCGTCTCGGACATGCCAACAGTAAGATCACAAGAGAAATCTATTTCCATGTAACTGACAAAATGAAAGAGCATGATAATCAGCTGATCCGGTCTGTAAAGATTCTTTAATCACATGGGACTTTCATGGGACAAATTATATTTTGCTATGTTATGCTGTGATATACACAATCCTGTATTTTCAATGTTTTCACTCTCTATGTTACATTGTGATGTATAAAAAAATTCCCACTATCCGCAGTCAAAAAACCCAGTAAAATCAAGGGGTTTAGCGATTAGAGACATTTACTATTTTTACCATTTTTATTACTATGGTTTCGTAAGAAGTAAATGTTTCTTTTTTTATACAAAAAGCACTAACAGAAGATTCTATTTCTTCCGCTAGTGCTTAACTTTCATCAATCCCGTTTTTTTCTATAAATTGCAATTCCGGCCGCAACCGCTGTTCCCAGAGATCCAAGCGTCAACATCCATAAAAATGTATGATTTTCCACTCCTGTCTTCGGTGATTTACGGATGGATGAAGATGGTTTCGGATTGTCTGTGTTGATTTTCGGCGATACTGCAGATTTTTCATTATTCTTATATATAATTGTCTGATCCGCATTATCTATATTCGCTTCATCTGCAATCAGATGATCTTCCTCATCATACAGATTCTCAAATACCACAACCGCTTTCCCACCCAATTCACGTGCATCAAGTTCGAATGTCATTTCGACTGTTCCTGCTGGTTTTTCCGGCGTAAATGTTGTTCTGCCTGTGATTTTTCTGTTGTTTTTATCTGTCATTTCTTTCCCGTCCGCTTTATCCATCAAAACGCCTTTTAATATGTAAGTTTCGCCAGGCAGCAGATTTTCATAAGACACCTGATCTATGATTGTCTGCTTTTCTCTTGCATCTCCTTCCTGCGTCTTTGACTTTTTATCCATAGCTTTTGTACCAATCTTCGGGAAATAAATACTTTGTTCTTTTGCCTCCGGATCTTTATGTTCTGCGATGCTTTTTCCGTCTATTTTAATCTCTTCATATATGACTGCCGTTTTTCCCGACAGATTAGTTTCATTGATTTCAAATGCAATTTCAATACTGCCATCTGCCTTTTCCGGAATAAATTCCTGCTGTTTTTCTTCACTCAACCGCTGTTCTGTCTCCTTCTCGACTACCGTTCCATGTAATGTATAGGTTTCACCAGGCAGTAGATTCCTGTATTCTATCGTATCTGTAAGTTCTACATATTCACCGGCATATGCATGATGTGTCCCTGTATTTTTGTCAGAAGCCGTTGTTCCTGCTGACGGCACATGGATTGTCTGATCTTCATCTTCCAGATCTGTATGTACTGCATATAATTTATCACCATAATATAATTTTTCAAATGCGACCAATGTCTTTCCTGCAAGATTACTTCCATTAAACACAAATTCTACTTCCGCTGTTCCGTCTTTTCCTTCTGCAACAAATTCTACACTTTCTGTTATCTTTCTGCCAGACGCACTTCTTGCTGCTTTTCCTGTATCCTTATCCATTAACGTTCCGGTAATCTTGTATTTTTTCCCTTTTTTCAGATTATGATATTCTACCGTATCTATAATCCGCATATCTTTCTCAGCTTTTACCATCTTCATATCTGTTACTTCGTCTTTTACAGAAGTTTTTAATTTTGGAAAATGAATCATCTGATCTGCATCTTCCAGATCCTTATGCACTGCGATCACTGTATTATCCAACATGCATTCTTCAAATATTGTAATACTTTTTCCGGCCAGAGACTTTGCATCAAATTCAAATTTCACTTCCACACTGCCTTCGGCTGTCTTCGGCTTAAATTTCTTAGAAGCAGTAATATTTCTGTTTTCGCCATCCAGAATCATTTCCCCTGTTTTTCTGTCCATCAATGTACCCTTCATGACATATTCCTGCCCTTTTTTCAAACCTGTATAAGTGACGGCATCTATGATCGTTACTTTTTCATCTGCATTTGAATAATGTGTTCCGGTTGCTTCATCTTTTGCTGATGTTGCAATTGTAAGATCTGGATTAAGTATTGTCCCAAGATCAACAACATACCGGTCCCTGGAAATACGGAATGTTCCTTTATACAGAACTTTATCTACATTTTCTTCACAGCGAAGTTCTTCCAACCGATAGGTATCATAAGGAAATGCACCATATGCATCATTTACCTCTACACTTTCTCCGTTACTGTTCGTTCCAAACCACACACCACTTTCAGATTGTCCGCTATTGGTATCTTTGCTGTGTTTCGTATAATCAGATGCCGATGAAAAATATCCATTTTCGTCTGTCATGATCCGGTGACATTCACCCGTCGTTACCGATGTAATCTGAAACGGAATTCCTGCCATTGCCATCTGTGTTTCTTCATCTTTTTTCTGAAATTCAATATCCCCTCTACATATACGGTCTGCTATTTTATAGTTATTTCCACCCTGTATATTGGTCTGATTTCCATTCTGAACGATCTGTGTCAGGTAATAATTTTCTGTAAGTTTTCCGTTATCTCCTTCTATATAAGCCTTTTCCAGCATATATCCTTTTGGCGCTTTGGTTTCTTCAATGCTGACTGTTCCAAGCGGAAGCACCGGCTTATCTCCATTTTCTGCATAATAAAAATCATCACCGGATATCTGATACTCTTTTCCCAGTTTACTTCTGCAGACGTCATTCTCCTTTTTGGTACGTAACACCCATACTTTCGAAGGCTTTTCAGGCAAAGATTCCTGCGTATATCTGCCTGCATAAAAGCGTACTGTAAACTCTGCACCTTCCAGGCTTCCACCGCCAAGTGCTTTTCCCTCTTTGCTCTCCTGATCGATTTTATCCAGGAGTAATTCTATATCTGAATACACCGGTACATCCTTCACATTTACTTCTGCTGTCTGTCCGGATGTAACTGTTACCGGATATATCCTCTCATCCAGTTTATATCCTTTTGGTGCTTTCTTTTCTTTTACATAATACATACCTTCTTCTAATTCCAGCGTATTAGACTCTCCGTTTTTGTCCGTTGTAAATACAGCGTTTTCTTTCGTTGCGCCACGATCTGAATAGACTCCGTAGGCTGCACCTTCCAAAGAATATTCTGCATTACCATCTGTAAGCGTTGTCAGTGTTTTTCCTTTTTTTAACTTTGCATACCCGTTGTAACTGCGGTGTATGACGGCAGTTCCGCTGACTCTCTGATACCCGATCAGCCTGCCGCTGCTGTCTTTTGTCACGCCATCCGTTGCCCCAGTCACACTCGTACAGTATAAGTTTCCTGTAACTTCTCCCGTTGCTTTATTCACTGCAGTGATGGTGTATTTATAGGTGCATTCCTGCCCTGTATATGGCGCAGCAGCCGTATGATCAGCACACCCTCCGTTTGCAGTAACGCCGGCAAGGATTCCGGTAAATCCGCCCATGGTTACCCCGTGTACCGTATGACCGTTTCCACCATTCACAGCCGTGACCACACAATTTCCGGTAAATACATCCCCTACTTCCGGCTTTTGCTGATTTCCCCGCGCCTGTACCATTCTTCTTGAATATACACTGCTTCTTTCTGCTCCATTCCCGAATGTTATGACTACTTTCTTGTTCATACCCATAGCTGTAATATCACGCCAGTAACTCTTCCCCTCTGTCACTGAAGTGTCTTCCAGCTCGTATCTGCCTTCTTCATCAAGTATCTTCATGCTGATCCTGGTGTCTTCTTCCGCATCCGATTGTACACGTATACACATTCCATCAGGCACTGTTATTTCACTGCCTGATTGGACCGTTCTTATACAATCCTCTACATCTGTTACTGTTACGGAACCTTCTCCTACAACTTCAAAACTCATCTTCCTTGCCGGATTTTCCGCATTCACATTGGTCTCTGACACGCCAAACGCAGAGACCTGACATAGCAATATCCCTGCCAGTAACGAAGCTATCGTTTTCTTACTTTTTTGAATCTTCGTCAT